TTCCACACTCTTTGCAAGTATGGATTACATTTCCTTCCTTTATAAATTCCATTCTCATGCAATATGGACAAAAGCATGTTTCCATACTTTCAGATAATCTTGCGTTTGGAATTTCTTTCACATTTAAATCGTTCTTATCATAACACTTCAATAATTCATTTAACTCTTCCTTGCTACAGATCCTGCTGAAGCTAAGGTCTTCACCTTCAGGTCCATAAACAAAAACATTAACATCATACATCTTAAGCACCTCTTAACAGGATAAAATTCTACCATTAAAAAAGTTTATAACAAGTCTTGACATTGACTAAATTATTTATTTTTTAAAATATTAATTGTTGCCTCAATATTGGTATTTATCCAAGTATCTAAATCACCATAAGTTGAGGTGATATAATTCTTAACATCATCAGTCATTTGGTTAAGTGCAATATCTCTAGCTTTAAGTAAAGCGAGCTTTTGGCTTGCTTCATCAAACTTATCTTCTTTCTTCAAGGCTTCAACATATGTTTGAAATACTGATCTAACAGCATTAATGATTATTGTAGTTGCTGTAGATAAAAAATTAGCAGCTTTGTTATTGTTGATTTTTGAATTGATTAATTGTACTAATTTTGCTCCTGCTATTGAAAGTAAAGGAAGCACAATTGATGTTACTACTACACTTATAATATTGATTAAAATTTCGTTCATGGTTATTTGTCTCCTTTCACATGAATTGAATCATTTTTAATGTGGTCATCGACCTTTTGCTCAATCTTAATAATTCTTGAATGTAAGTCGTCATATTTTTCTTCTAGCTTGTCCAGTGTTTTTTCAATTCGGTCAATTGATGATTTGATATAGCCAACATCAGAAATAAGGACACCTTCATTCTTTCCTTCTTGTTTATGGTCTCCTTTGTTATTTCTATGGAATGCTAGAAAAGCAAAAAGAATAGATGACATTGTTCCTACAATGCTTATAATTGATAAAACGATATTTGTTGCATCCATTAAGCCTCGGCCTCCTTTTTAAAATAATCTAGTGCTGCTTTTAATTCGTTCTTATAAAGTTTCTTATCTGGTGCAGCTTTGAATTTTGCTATCCATTCTTTTACATCACTTGAAAGCTCTAAAGAAAAAGAACCAGTCACCTTGTATCTTTCAACAATGCTTCTGATTCTAATTAAGTGGTACATGTTCTTTTCAATAAAATTATTAGAGTAAAAGAAATCATAGTAAGAATATATTTTCTTGCACCAGATCTTTATTTTCGAAGGAAATACACTTATATACTTTTCTACATCTGCTCTTATAGTTTCAGACATATACACAAGATTATCTGGAAGTGCCATAATTTCATCATTAAATATTTCATTATACTCATCGTAAGAGTCACTAAATTCCATCTTACCTTTCCAAGCTCTAAGGCCATAAATGAAGTATTCCTTCTTACCATTATTCCTATGAGTCATTCCTTTGAAATCCTTTAAAACAACGATGTAATCTTCATCACTATTTTCATTTGAAGTTCCAAAAGCATATGAACCGCATCTATACATTAAGAGCATTTCATCATCTATAAATTCATTTTTAATAACCTCCATTTCTAAATCCTCCTATCTATATGCGTAAACCTTTTTCACATAATGGGATGTTGTATTGCAGGTAAAAATCAATGCTTTTTCACTTGATGAAACACCAAGTACAAGAGTATGATTTGCACCACCATAAACATAATCAACTGTGACATTTGACATTCCACTCGATCCATTTCCTGGAATTGCAACCAATATACCTACACTTAATTTCACAAAGAAAATTGTCGAATTATAGGTGTTATATTCATCCTCATAAAGATAAATTGTGCATTTATTTGAAGTGCCATAGTTCTTCTTTGCATAAAAACCATAACGATTATCAACGTACTTTACTGCATCTTGATAACCACTACTTGCCACAGATAATGGTGTTTCAATATAGTTAGGTTTGAAAGTTGAATCAAGAGTCAATGATGTAGTTGTTTTTGAGTATTTTGCTATGGCCATTTGATAAATCGTACCATTATTATGGAGGTTTTGCTGTGTAAGTGTTGGAAATGATGTACTTTCGACCTTTGTTAATGTTGCCGTATTATTAGATAAATTTATCTGAATAATTACATATCCATTCTTAGTTGAATCTAAAGAAATATAAACTTGACTACCTTCTTCAACATATAATCTTCTTCCATAAATTTGAACATAGCCACTTTTAAATGTTATGTAATTGTTAGAAGCTGATACAGCAAGCTCTCCACCCAAGCCTCTAATAACTCCATCAGCTTTTAGACCTGTTAAATGATAATTGATATCGGCATCTTGCTTTGAAGATACGCTACTACCATCGAATGTTATTTTTACTAAAGCCATCTTAAGACCTCCTTATTTTTTGCTTAGCAGCTTAATTTTTTCTGTTAAACTAACTCGATACTCACCAAGAGTCACATTCGCAGTGTGTATATTTCCTTTAAATGTGATCTTTGTAATCATTGTTTGATATGTTTTATTTGGTGTAATAAACTCAATAAAATCACCCACATTTAAAACATCAAACAATGGTGCAATTTTGTTATTTACCAAATAATCAAATGTAATTGAATGCTCAAGTGATGAAGTTAACATCTCTTTTTGAGCGGTTGTGTATAAAGAATTATAGTCACTATCAGAGTAAGTTTTAGCTAGTGAATTAATCGATTTATAACGTTTTGCATTATCATTTTGATTTGAAATTGTGCCATCAGTGAAAAGATAATAATTGATTGTATTTTTGTATGTAACATTTGAATCTTTAGGATAAAAAGTGACCTTATTTACTGCTTGCGTGTTATTATCAGTAATCACTAAATTACTAATACAGGCAATGCTAGATTTTAAGATCTCTCCTTTTTTACATTTTGTAATATGAAGGTCAATTCCTGATATCTTTCCATTATCATAAACAATGCTATAAACTAAACCAATTGAGTAAGCTTTATTTAGAGTTGAAACAACACTTGAAATAGAATCTACTGTGTCTTCTTCAAATGTTAATGCTCCATTTACTACTTCAGCATCTCTACTAATTGTTAAATAACTCATATTTTGAAGGGAATCAGAATTAGAAATAAAAGCCTTTTTTATTAAATTCAAAAGGTAAATCGATAAGTTGCCAGAATATGATGTTAACTTCATCTTATAATCCAAAATTGATATGAAATCCTTTGTTTTAACCTCTGTAACATGATTTTTAAAATCAATTGAAGTGATAATTCCTATGTAGTTTATCTTCTTATCTTTGACGATAAGGTAATCTCCTACATTCGCATTAACTGCTTCTTTATTAATTTCAAAAGATGAACTTTGAGGTATGACATTATCAATAATAATCGTAAAATTATCATTAGCGAAACCATAATCAAGTACAGATAAAGTTAAATAATCTAAAAATATTACTTCCATTAGTTACCACCATACCCTTCAAGAAGCTGAATATTACAAGTCGTTTTAGCATTGACTCCAGGACTAAATCTTATCTTCTTTTCACCCTTATCAATGAATAAAAAATTATCACATGAAAAATCCTGCATTTGATAAGCATTTTTAGTTACTCCATTTTCAGTAATAGTTATAAATTGATCTGATTCATCTGAATTAACAATTATAATGCAATCATCAGATTTAACCATAATTTTTAGTGAAGATATAATCGTATCTCCATCAAGAATATCAACTCTAGGGTTATTAACCGCACCAGCAATTATGATATTTAAAGGTGCTTTTACTTCTCCATTATTCTTCACATAAATTTCACCATTATATGATGAACTATAAATATGAGGGTACCCAAATGGAAATGTTTTACCTTTTACATCTTCATTAACTGATATTTGATAATTAACCTTATTAAGCCACAAAGATAATTTATCCAAAGATAACGAGCTTTGAATTGTATTACTTTGAAGCTCAGTTTTAGTTATTGATTTAAATGAAACATAAGCATATTTTGTATCTTTGCCATTACTATAAAAAAGCCTTAATTCATTAGAAGATCTAATAAAATCAAGGAACTTTGAATAGCCGTTATAACCATTTAAAAATACAACTTCAAAATCAAGTGATGTTTGAGGATTTTTAATTTCAACACAGGTATATCTATTTGAATAAGCTACATAAGTATTTTGCTTTTCAACTCCAAGATTACCGATGCTTGAAATCAATGAAGATGACCTATAATCAAAAAAATAGGTAGTGCCTATTTCATTTACAAGATATAACTTTCTCATTATAAATAGGCACCTCCTAACGCTTTATTTATTGAATCAACATCAAATTCTGATGATGATGTATTTACTGTTACATTGTTTGTTGTTTGGTTATTATTTGTAGTTGAATAATTTGATGTTTTATTTCCATTAAGATTGAAAGTATCACTAAACCAATCTCCAACTGAACTAAACCATCCTTTTACATTACTCCATGCTTTTTTAGCCCAACCTGACACTGCATCAGTTGCTTTCTCAATTGTTCCTTTTACACCATCAACTGCCCCTTTAAAGAATTTTCCAATGTTCTCTCCAACCTCACCAAGAAAGCCTGTAAAACCTTTAAATTTATCTTTAAGCCAACCAAACATTCCGCTAAATTTTTCAGTTATACTTCCAACTACACTAGATACCTTATCAACTATTCCACCAGCAAAATTAGATACTCCTTCACTTACTCCTTCAAAGATATTTGATAAATTATCTGCAAGCCATTTAATTGCATCAATTATCCAATTTAAAATATCCAAAATAGGTTTTAATAGTGTATTTAAAAGTTCTAATGCAGGAGATATAACTGTTTCAATGACATTTCCTATTGTCTCTAAAATTGGTTCAAAAGCTGATAAAACTGAACTAATTAATTGAAGTTGTAACTCTAAAGGTGTAAGTAATACTTTAATTAAAGGTTCTAGTAATTTGATAATGTTAGAAACAAGTTCAATAACAATTTTCAAAACCTTAATAATTGGTTGTAATAAAGTGACGATTACTTTTAAGATTGGCTTTAAAATTGAGGATATTATCTTAACTATATCACCAACTAAAGAAACTACTACTTCGATAATATCAACTAAGAAATTTAAAACGTCCATGATAGGATCTAAAACAGCATTTATTAATTCTAAAATTGCATCAACAAGATCAGCAATTAAGTCAATAACTACACCAAGAACCTCCATGATTGGCTCTAATATTGTCGTAATCAAATCTACTACTTTGCCAATTAATGAAGTTATTACTTCAAGAATTCTTTTAATTAAAGGCATTAATTTTTCAAGCAAACCGATGACTACATTAATAATTGATTCAAGTGGAGGCAATATCTTATCAATAACCTCAACCAACATATCAATCACTTTATTTATTAAATCCATTATCGTCTTAATAACTGGCATTAAAGAATTAACTATTTCTTGAATAAAGCCAATTACTTTATTAAGTAGTTTTGAAATGATATTTATTATTTTTCCAAGCAGTTCTCTAAACTTCTCATTTTGAAGCAATATAACTGCTAAAACTGCAACAAGACCTACTATACCAAGTGTCGAAGCCTTAATTGCTCCACTAGCTATTGTAATTGCTCCTTTTAAAGCTGTGAGTCCTACCTTAATTTTTGAAATCAAAGGTATCAGTTTACCAATGATTACTAAGACTGGCCCTGCTGCTGTCACAATTCCAAGTAGAGTCCCAATAAACACCTTCATACCTTTTGATAGATTATTCCACCAATTAAGTGTACTTTTAAGGGCTGGTATAATCTTATTTGTGATCATTGAAACAAGGCTATTTAAAACTGGAAGTAAGGCTTGAGCAAGTTCATTTTTAAGACCTGTTAACGCTTGTTTTAATCTTGAAATGGCATCAGTAAATTCTCCTGCTTTTTCAGCATCTTCATTTGATACAATTCCAAGTTCTCTACATTCATTTCTTAGGCCTTCTATTTGACTTGTTGAAGCGGATATTACTTGAGTAAGTTCAGCTCCTAGCTTATCGCCAAATATTTCGTTAGCTACTGCAGTTCTTGAGGCTTCGTCCCCTACCGAAGATAAAGCATCTCTAATTTTCATGAAAGCCTCATCAGTATTAAGACCAGCTAAATCCTCACTAGTTAAACCGATAAGTTTTAGCTTTTCATTAACACTATCAGCACTTCCATTTGCTATATCTCCTAAAAGAGCATTAACCTTAACAAATGCTTTTTGTAATTGGTTTTGATCTACTGCTAAAATCTCTGCAGCATAGCTCCACTCCTGGAATGCCTCAGCAGATAGATACACTTTAGAGGCTGTATCAGCTAAGTCATCTGATGCAACAAGTGACTTATAAGAAAGAGCGGATAAGGCTGTGCCTGCTGCTACAATAGGAGCCGTTACATACTTTGTGAGTTTATTACCAACTCCTGATAGCTTATCCCATTTAGCATTACCAAGTTCTAGTATCTTTGTACTAGTATTTTTAAGTTCAGTATTTAGCTTTGAAACATCAGCTTCAGCATACTCTACCGCTCTTTCAAGTTTCTTAAATTCGGATTCACTTATTGCACCAACTTTGACTGCTTGCTTAGCTTCTTCTAATTTTTGTTTTTGAAGTTCTAATTTCTTCTTTGTAGAATCCAAAACCTCATTTAATTTAGTTTGTTTATTCTTCCATAAATCAATATTTGATGAATCATATTTAAGTCTTTGATTGATAGCTTTAAGGTCAGCTTGTTGTTCTTTTAATTCAGCTCTTACTTTACCTAAGGACTCGTTAAGTTCAGTAGCATCAAGTCCTAATTTAATATTTAAACCTTTTATTGTTTCAGCCATTTACTTAACCTCCTATAGTAAAAAATTGTCAATGTCAGATTGTGTAGCCTCTCTTGATGAACTTTCACTTCTTCCCATTGACTCCATAAATAAATCAACAAGCTCAAAATAAGTATCAATCTCAACCAAAAAGGCATCCGATAGTGAGATGCCCATTTGAGATAAATTAAATATGATATTACTAGTCGCTTGGTGCTTCCGTTTTATTTTCTCTGGGACTTTTGCTTTTCTCTTTTGTTTCTGGAAAGAGTAAGCCAAATACACCAGTTAATTCATTCATGGCTTCAGTGCTTTGGAACACTCCAAACTCAAAAGTGTCCATAAACTCTACAAATGTTTTCTCTTTTGCATAAGGCTTATGTAAGATATAAATTATTTGAAACGATGTATTAATAACTCCTGACAAGCTACCAATAGAATCGCTTTTAATATTTTGTATCCTATCTAAATCTTCAAACAAATCAGTACCAAAGGTAGACTTGTAATCGATTAATGTTTTAAGTGAGGCATGAACTGGTAATTCACGACCTCCAATTTTAATAATACTATCCATTACTTAAGCACAGGCAAAACTGGTGCAACACTTAAGAATGTCGCATAGTTTGCGTCTCCTTTCGAAGCTGTAATATGTGTTGTGTAATTATCACTATCAATAGCAATAGGTCTAGCTGTAATTGTTAAAGAGATTGAGTTTGCTTCAACTGAATCAGCTTTACTCTTAGTTGCTTCATTAATTGGTGAGGCAGTACATAAATAAAACCATGTTCTTCTTGCTTTAGCATCACCTTGTAATTCAAAACCAAGTGCAAAAGTAACTACTTCAGCATTTACAATTTCTACAAGATTTCCATTATCAAGTTTCTTATAACCTAAAATATCAGTCTTGAATTCATCAATTAATTCAGTGAGTTTTAAGGTTAGAGTTCTACCTGCATTTTGAATTAATGTGGCCACAACCTGATCATCAGCATAAATAGTTGTTGAGCTACCAATTAAATCACTTGAAAACTCTTGTGCTCCTGGAAGTGCAACTGGTGTAGCAAACGACCAAGTTCCATCAACAGGATTAAATGTAGCCTTAGAATAATGAACATTCTTAAGGCCAAAAGTTACAATATTATTTGCCATTTAAAAATCCTCCATTTCAATTTCATAAACTCGATTTATTGATTTGTCACTATTATGCGTTTCACTTAAAACCGAGAAACTTAATCCGTTTTTTAATAATGCCTTCTCTAAAGTTTCCTCAAGAATAAGGTCTTTTTTCTTTGTGACGAGAGTAATCTGAACGCTTGAAACATAAAAAATAGGAACATCGTCATGATATCCCTTTGGCTTTTTAGTTATTTCTTGGTAAACGATATATGGCATTGGAGCATTTTCTTCATTGTCATAAACATTTACTGCATAGAATACTTTGTCTTTTAAAACTTTATCTAGAATGGAATAAATAGTTTCTAATGTCATAGGCTATCCTCCATTTATAATCTTTTTAATATCTTCAAGCATTTCAGGTGTAAATTCACTATATGCTGACCTCATAAAAGGTTGTGCTGCAACGTGACGTCCACTTCTATGTTTGAATCCAAGTTCAATTAAATGAACCAATCTACTTTTAGTTTTCGATGAAATATAAATAACTTGATTAACCCCTGTTCCAACTTTAGTTTTAACAAATGAATCAGCTAAGTGATTTGTACTATTTCCTTTTGGAGCATTTGTTTTAATATAAGCTAATATTTCATCAGCTGTATGATTAAGCCTTTCTACAATTTCTTCTTGAACATCTTTAGTGTATTCACTCACAAGTTCAGAAATCTTCAAAACACTTTTATCTATTGATAGTGGCATCTTCAATTTCCTCCTTCTTGTAATCACTTAAAGATAAATATAATTCGATGAATTGTCCGTTTTGATAAGTTCTATCTACTTTATAGATTTCACCATTCAATAAAACAAACTTCTCACCATAATACAAAAAGCATTGTAGGCTTATTTTTATTTCACTTTTCACATTCAAAGCAACGCTTGTTTGATACTCAGTAGCAGTAATAGACTTCATACATCCTATTACTTCTTTTTTAAAATTTATAGTCGGACACCTTATTCCTAAAGCATCCGACTTGTTAACGATGGCAAGGAGATAGAGAGTTACATTGGCAGAATTAGGAAACATTAGGGCTCCTCCGAATTAAGAGCAAGTTGGCGTACCAATAACTCAAAATTAGAAGGTAATTCCTTAACACTTCCATCACTTTTGAAGCCAAAGAATGTCTTTACATATATCAAGATTAATCCTTTAACAAGAGGATTGTCGCTACGTACTGTGGATTTATCAACGCCTATCGAAATAAGCAATTGACAACACGATTCAATATGTAGTTTTATCTCGCTATCTGCATATGTCTCCATTGCTGGAATCATTAAAGCCTTCTTGATTTCAATTAAGAAATCGTCATCATTTCTTATGTTCATACACAACGTCCTTTCTTTACATACATTCCGCATCCCTGTTCATTATTCCTTTTTACTTATACTCTTTTCTGTTCATTGTTCCATTTTACTTTTACTCATTTCTTTTCTTTGTACCATTTTACTTGTACTTTCTTTCAGTATTCCTTTTTACTCGTACTCACTTTCAGTATTCCTTCTTACTTTTACTTGCTTTGATTGTTCCTTCGTACTCCTTTCGGTGAAGCCTTACGGTCAACCCCTATTCGTTTCCTTGTACCTTTTCTCCACGTTCATTTCATTGTACTTTTTTACTCACTTTTCTTTCATTGTACTCTTTTACTCAATTTCCTTTCATTGTTCCTTCATACTCATACTTTTTTCAGTTCATTGTACCTTTTTACTTATATTCATTTCTGTTCATTGTGCTTTCTTACTTAGTTAAGCTTCAGAAAACTCCATCAACCTTTAAACGACCATCGGTTTAACCTACTTTGATGAGGTTTGACTTGCCTTAGATACACTAGCTTTCTTTTTAATTCTTAAGAAGCCATTGTATCCTACAACATTACCACCAGTAAACACTGAGGCTTTATAACAAATAATGCCATCTTTAAATTTATAATCAGTTGATTTACCAATCTCAACTGCTGAGAATACTGGTACTTCATAATTTTGTAAGTAGCCATAAGCCATACAATAAGAACCATCCGCAGTTGCAGGATTAGATAAAGATGAGCAATTACTATTAATCACATAAGGAATGCCATCAATTGTTTTTTGAACATAATCAATAACATGTACCTTTCTTCCATCGCTTGTTCTAAGTTTTGCAAATTTAGCTAAATCAGTCTTATTTAAAATTAATACTGCTCCACCTTCAACAGCTTCATCACCGCCAAAGCCAAATACAATATCATCCAAAGTTGTATCAGTAATTTCACTAAGTTCTAATGGTGCTTTATCAGCTAAGGCAACAGCGTTATCTGAGAAGATACCTGTAAATGTATTAGACTCACCAGTACCTAAAAGAATTTGTTGAGAAATTTTCTTCTTTAAAGATGTATTAATATTTTTAATAACTTCAGCTTGATAATTAATTGCAGGTAGCTTTTCTAACTCTTCAGTAATTTCAGTATAAGCTGTAACTTTTACCTTAGAGATAGTTGCATAACCAAATCCTGGTTCAGTCTCAATTGCAGGTTTACCTTCTTCGGTTAATCCTGCCATACCATTTGACTTAACAAATGATTTAGTATAAGTCTCTCCACCAGTTAAATTAACAACTTTAACCTTATCAATAATCTCACTAGCCTCTAAAAATGGGTATGGAGAAAGTGAAGTGTCAGTATGAATTGGTAATAAAACCTCATCGCTAGATACTTTAATAGTTCTTCCTTCCATAAAATCTTTACCACGCTTTTCTAACATTTCTTGATTTTGTGATTTTGATTCCATCATAATAGGTTTCATTTCAGTCTTTGAAGTAATACTTAATTTTGCCTCAATCATTTTTCTTTCTTCTTGAAGTTTGTCACATTCAGTTTCAAATGTAGTTAATTTTTCTACATCCATTTCATCAGTGGATGACTTGCGTATTTCAGCTAGCCTAGCATCAATTTCTTTTAATCTTGCAAATAAATTCATTTTTTAATCCTCCTAATAATTTGTTTTAATATGAATTCTTTTTCTAATGATTTCTACTTTTGCTTTTTGGTCAGCCATATCCATAGCCTTTAACTCAGTATCCACTAAAGCCAAAGAACGACCAATTGCTATTGAAGTTTGATCATAAGCAGGTAAATCGACAACACTCACATCATAAAGCCTATCAATACCTGTGATAGTTCTTTTTGGAATATCGCCACTTCTATCAATCTTCTGTGAGCTAACAGTAAAAGCGAAGCTCATTTTATCTAAAAGTCCTGCCTTAACCATCTTATAAATATCTTTATTTGATTCGGTATCTATAAGCTCGGCACGAACCTTTAAACCAATTTCATCAACCATAAGTTGTAATGAGTTATTACGAGTTCTCGCAATAATCAAAAATGAATCATTATGGTTATATTTCATAGGGACATCTTTCATATTGGTATTTGCTAAAGCGTTTCTATCGATTGACTCAATAAATCCATTCTTCTCATCACCAATAAGTGTCTCTTGGTTAAAAACTAGAGCATATCCTTCAAGGACCATTTTGTTATCTTCAGTTTCCTTGAACTCGACATCCGCTAGTCTATTTTCAATTTTTGTTTTATCCATTTTCATTTCCTCCATTTTCATTTGTTTCACCAACTTGGTACATATTTGCTTTTGAAGCATCAACATAATTTAGAGATTGAAGTCTCTTATCTCCACCTTCAATTGGCTCAAGTCCAAGTAAAGCTCTTGATTCATTTAGGCTCATTAATCCTAGTCCCATTAACTTTTCAATTGCTCCTACTTTGGTATTCCAAGAAGCGTATTGTAATCTTTCAGAGAAAAAGATAATTTCTTCTCCTCTTTCAAGCTGGTTATTGGTAAGTAAGCCCAAAGAAAAAGCCTCGCTAAGTTGAATAGCTAAAGGCTCAATTGTTGACTCATAAAATGAGTTATATTCATTTTCATCATAATTATTTGAAAACACTGCTTTACTCACACCATAGTAATCAAGTATCTTATTTTGAACAAAATCTAGTGTGGTTGATTCAACCACTTTTGGATCTGCTGTTAAAGGTACATATTCAGCTTTTGTATCCATAGGAACAATTGAACTGTCACCTTCAGTAGCTTTTAAAATTGCTCTTTGAAATTCATCAAGTTGTTTCATTTTATCTGCTTCTTTTAGCATTCCATTAATCTTCAAGATACCTTTAATTTTAAATGATGTTTGAATTGCAGCATTCACTCCTTGAAGCAAGGCATCATTTGTTTTAACTGTCTTAAGCAATGCTTCGTGATCACCACTAGAATTAGATCCACCAAAGAAATCATTTTTATAATAGAATCTTCTTAAATGAATCACATTCTCAGTGGGTATTTCATAATTGCTGCCATCTTCAAAGTAAAACTTATAAGTATGGCTTCCATCCTCGTATTCAATTGGCTCAACGATTATTGGATTAATCGGATACAAGCCTTTGAGTGTCAGATCACTTTTATCATAAAGCGGATACACAAATGCATTATCATTAAGCAGCAATAACGAGACCACCTTATACAAAAACTGGTAAGGAGTCATCAGCTCATTAGGTTTCCTTTTAAGGCAAAAGGTAATAGGTCCATTCTTTTCAGTTTGAATTCCATTTTCATCAACTTTAATGTATCTACCTTTTAGCTTTGCACATTGTGAAGCTATCCTATCGATACAAATCATGACTACATCACTTTTGAGAACATTATCACCAAAAGGAATAAGTGGAACTTCGAGTCCATGAACCATCTTGAAACCTGTAACAGGATTATTTGATTTATTTTTTCTTTTGAATATTCCCACGATTATTCCTCCTAACTTTGCATGTTCTCATACTCTTTTATGTATCTATTTAAGACTGCATAAGCGATGATTAATGCAACTGCACCATCTATTCGTTTAAACCTTGAATTAACCTTACTTGGCTGTATGTTTCCATTGATATCAACCTTAGCTTGAGTATTAGCTAAACACCATTTTAAAACTGGATTATTATCATAAATAACATCCTTATTTTTGATGTCAGCTTCTAGCTGTTTCATTGGTTCTGATAATGTATAAACTCCTTGTCTTATTTTCTCTAAAGTAAAGCCAGCTTCTTCCATTTCATCAACCCAATATTGAGAATTCCATGGATCATAACCAACCCACAAAGGTCTTATTTCATAATCTCTAACAATGTGTAAAAACCACTCAGTAACCTTTGAAAAGTCATTTTTACTTCCTTCTGTTAAAGTTATAAATCCTTTCTTAACCCAGATATCATAAGGCACGCTATCTTCTTCAATTCGCTTCTGTAAAACTTCACTTGGCATAAAGAAATGAGGAAGGACATACTTCTTACCATTTTTAACTACCACAATAACTGCAGCTGTTAAATCGGTCGTCGCAGATAAATCAACACCTGCAACTGCGTAGGTATCTCTTATTTCTTTAATATCAAATTTAGTTTCATTATTAAGCTCATCAAAGGTTAACCAAGTACCTGATTCAAGTTGTTTAATATTGAAATCTTTACATAGCATTGTAAGCCTAGTTGATAAATCATTTTTAGCTTTGTTCATAATATCTTCAAGGTAATGAACTGTCTTTACTTTACCTAGTGATGGATTTGATTTTTGCCATGATGATTTATCAGAATATATTTCATTTTCATTATCCTGAGTATAAAGCCAAGGAAGCACACGCTCATCAGTAATTTCACCCTTTATCATCTTGCGACAATATTCGAGCTTTTTATCTAAAAAACCACCGACTACATTACCTTCTGTTGTGATAATGAAAATCAGCGGTTCTTCTTTAGTTGATTGTGATTGCTTAATTGCATCATATACCTTTGAATCAGTCATTTGATGCACCTCATCAATGCAGCCAACCTCTATGTTATATCCATCCAAGTTACGTGACTGACCAGATAATTTCTTAATCTTATTTTTGTTTCTTGGTGAATAAATATAGAATATATTTTTCTTGCTTCGATTAGCTTTTGAAAGAGCCTTTGACTGCTCTCTCATATTATTTATTTCTTCAAAAAGAATCGAAGCCTGATCATTTGTGTTCGAAGCACACACAATATCAACTCCACCTTTGGATAAAAAAAATTCAGCAAGGTCGATACCTGCAACAAATGTTGTCTTACCATTCTTTCTAGCAATCAATAATATAACCTCATTAAACCTTCTTAGGCCTGTATCTTTAAACTTAAATCCATAGGCTGTTTGAAGCATTGCTTTTTCCCATAGTTCAAGAATAAAAGGTTGCCCATTAAATGGTGACTTAGTATGTTTACAGAATGTCTCAATGAAATCAATTCTTATTTGTCCTGGCTTTTCATCATAAGTGTATCTAGGATTATCTAAATCTGCTATTAGCCTATCTAAGACAACTCTTAGTTCATTTCCTATGATGATATTTCCTTTTTGAATTTCTTTGTAATACTCTTTTAAATAATTCATGATTCATCATCTTCTATTACTGGTGGATCAACCTCTTCATAGTTATTGATTGAATCTTCTTTACCTAAAATTAACAAATCTGATAAGTATGCTCCATCAATTTTAGATTTCCACACTTTACCTTTTTGTGCTTGATATCTTTCTAATTCCATAATGACCTCCTATGAAACTGTCCAGTTCTTATTTGTTGCGATTGCTATTTCATCATTACTCATCTTGGCAAGATTAGTTGAACCAATGGTAATTGATAAAGCATCAAGTCCTGTTCTATTTGATAACGATTCAAACATTCTTTTAATTGAATCATGAGTCAATGTTGAAACATTACTAAAATTACAAGATATATTAAAGCCACTACCTAAACCGATATCTTCTATCACACAGGTAGTATGAAATGTACCTTGAACAATATTACTAGTTAATGTTGCAGGAATTTCCATATATCTAATATTTGAATTTCTAAATACATATCCATTAGCAGCAAACTTTTTTAAACCATAAGGAAGTATCAAGCGGTCAATTGTTACACCATTAAATGCATTAGCGTTTATTAATGTAAGATTAGAACCTTTTTCAAATCCGAAGGTATTTACTCCTCCACCATTAAAAGCATAATGGCCATATTCAGATAATGAACGAGGGATCAATATTTCAGAGGCATACACATGACTAAATGCGTAATCTTCAAATTTTGAAATGACCGCTCCTTCATCAAATTGAATTTTACTAATTTGCATTCCATAAAAAGCATAAGAACCAATTGAAGCTACCTTCTTACCAACAAGAAGTTTTGTAATATTGTTGTTGGCATTATACAAAAAGTAATTACCTATTGATTCAATGTAATCAGGAATAACAAGCTCTTGAAACTTCATTGAAATTAAATCTTTTTCTAAGGTTTCCATACTTTGAATTTGTGATTGTTGTTCTTCAATCTTCTTCTCATTTTCACTTAAAATATTAATTTCCATTAAGCCATTACTTATTTCAGCTTCAATGGGAATAGTTGAAAACAAATAATCAAATGTATCTCTTGAATAAGTAACCGCATTTGTAGATGAGATAAATGAAATAAGCCACTTACCAGCTATGGAAGTAACATTAGAAGGAATAACAACTTCATTATTTGAAAGCCTTAATAGGACAGTTGATTTAGGATGATAAAATTTTAAATATTGATATCTTCCTTCGATCAAGTCACCTATTTCACATTTAATCTTAGTGCAATTTCTATCACCTTTTGTTCCAACATGAAGTGGTAAGATAGATTTTGAAGTCATCGTACCATCATTATTTATTTTGCAGTAAATTGTGTACATTATCTTTCCTCCACTTTCTTTAAGAACTCATCAAATGAATCATCACCATCATCTTCAGTTCCACCAAGTATGGTATTTAGTGTTTTGATGATATTTGAATAAATAGAAATTGATTGAAGGTATGCTTTGTAGGACAATGTGATTCTTGCATTACCTTTATTTGATAACTGCATGACTCCATTTCTTCTAATTCCATTTTCAAGTGAATCAAGTTCCACTTTCAAAAAAGCAGCCTTCTTTAAAAGTTCATCAACAAGACTAACCTTTGCTTCATCAGCATTAGCAAATAAACTTTTTAATCGTTCATACTCTTTAGCTGCTAACTCTTTCTTGTCCATTTGGTATTCCTCCTTTCTTCGAACGTTTGGCCTGTGTTGGCTTTTTATTACTTCTTCGAGCAATTAACCAACAATGACTAAAAAAGCCAACGTGGGCCGTTTGTGAGGCTTTTGTTGGCAATTGTTTTTATTTGTCTTCATCCATAATTGGAATAGCATTAATAATTTTGTCTTGTTCCTCTTTGGAAATTCCCATGTTTTCAAGAGCTTCTCTTGTTCCACAAGTAGGACATATCGGTGTGATGTTATCCTTTCTTGAAATTGCTGGATGCCCTTTATAAGTCTTTCCACACAAAGGACAAGTTTTAATTATGTTCTCTCTAGTTTCCATTTTTAAATACCTCCGCTCCAACGCTATAAATAAATGCATCCATCAAAATTTCAATATCAAAACCAAAGTCGTTATATCCTTTAAGGCAGGTATCAAAATAATAATTGGTTGGACATCCAAGCTTCCTATCTTCATGCATAATGTAAATAATTCCCTCGACGTTGGTCTGTGTGCCGTTTTTATCTTTAAGTGGCACATTTACTCGCTTTCGATAATAAAACGCGGGGTAGCCCTCGTAAACGTCGAGTCTTGCCAAATCACGTTTACTTACTTCCCACACTCCTAAAGGAACTTGATGTCCTTTTGCTTTCTCAATAGTAAGGTATGAACCTGTTTTACTTCCTTTAAACATTAATCGGTAGCCATCAAGAACTGAGGCTCCAACTACCACTGCATCAGGGCATCTCTTTTTCATTTGTTCAACATTAAGATTTGAACCATAAGCTAAGTAATACATTTTTTCCATTGTTTTGACCTCCTAGATTGCAGCTTGAGGAGCAGGTCTTAACCCACTTCTGAAGCTTGCATCTCCTCTTAAATTTTTCGTTAATGTTTCTCTTGCTGTTTTGAATTCCTCTCCAATGAAGCCAAGTCTTAATAACCAAGTTCTCATTGCATATTTAGGGTTTTCATTTTGTTGAGGTTTTGATGAAGCTCCTCTTACCTCTTTTGCCATTTGGCTTAAGGCTAAGCAGAATTGAATGTAGCTTTTTAATTGTCCTGCGTGAAGTCCATTTTGTTTTCCATCTTTTGGACTCTTGAATTCGAAGCATCTAAATTCAATTGTTCCTTTTGTGAATGTCGCATGGAAGTTTAGAATGTGGTAGCGACTGTTGTTATAATGTTGAGTTCTTCCAAAGTCACAATTTTGACTTTCGTACCAAACATCTGCAAATTGGCTCATTGTTTGAGGCTTCTTTTTATTGACTGCTTTTAAGAATCTAGGGTCTACTGTTTGGCAGTATCTATCAATTCTATAATTGTCAATTCCTAAGGCTTCAATAATTAAGCTTTCGTGTGATGCCATAATGTTTGTTAGGTTTCTTAAGGTTTTAGGTGTGTGTCCGTTTGCACCGATATGAATGTGAACTCCGCATCCTCTTGAAGCATCGCTTTTTGCTCCAGCTTTTCTTAATGCTCTAACAATCTCTTGTAAGTCCTCAATATCATCATAGGTCAAGATTGGTGTAACCATTTCGCATTTTTCACTATCAGGTCCTACAATTGATACATCCTTTTGGAACTTCCAAACTCTATCTTTTCTATCCTTGCAGGCACAAGCATCGTAGCCATAATCTCTTGCTGCGTACCATGGTCTTGTTCCAAAGTATGCTGCAACCACCTTTGCTGCATCCATTCTTGTGATGTTGTTCATTTCAATTTCAACACCGATTGTTTGCTTCTTCATTTCTTCAATTTGCTTTTCAATTTTTTCTTTCATCTTCGTGTCCTCCTTGAAGGTTGTTTTCTTCCCTTCGTCGTGTATATATATCACTCTAAACGGACACTATAGCAAGTTAATTGTGTATCTTTTTTTTAACTATTTTTTGAGGCTTTTTTCACCTAAAAAGGAGCCTTTTATTTAGCTCCTTCAAGTAACTTTTCCATAGCTTCTTGGCACTTTTTTTCACCCTTAGCTAAGGTTTCCATATTTGTTAAATCCGCTAATACAACAACCCCAAGTCCATTAACTCCAATCTTGTATCTTCCATCAGTTTTTTGGCTTAACTCGTTATAAAGTTTTGTTGTTTTCTTTTTAAGATTACTTAAGATTTTGTTTAATTTTTGTACTGACATTTTTTGTTCCTCCTTGGAAAGGTTCTTTTTCCCTTTCCTTGTGTATATATATCACTCTAAGAGGAACTTATATCAAGTTAATTATGATACTTTTTTATATCTCTTTTCCGTCTTTTCCAATGAACTGAATTTCTTGAATTGTACCATTGTGAAATAATCCAATAGCATAATTGACAGCTTCTTTTTCTGACATACCAACTGAGCTAACATAATAATCAACAAGGTGGTTCATTCCTCTTAAACCTGTTCTATTCTTTTCACACATTTCAAATAAAGGAATTCTCTCATCAGATAAAACTTCAAATTCATCAACTCCAATAATTAGAGCACAACTTCCCCATGTACCATGTATTTGATTAGCATCATCAATTAAGATTACTTTACCAACCTTTCCTAGATATTCAGGTTCACCTTCCATATTTTTTATTTTGATATAACATCCAACTTTTAAATTAGTCATGTTAACATCCTCCTTATTCGTGTCTATTAATCACTCTAAAAGCAATAAATATCAACTTGAAAGTAAAATAAAAGAGCAGCTTTTTAGGCTACTCTTCGGATAAACTAGGATATACCTAATTTTTTATTCAATTTTTTAAATTCCTAGTTTTCAAAAATATTAGCTCCCACATATCTGAGGTGGGGCGGACGGTACTTTATAAATACTTCAATTTTAGACCTGGGGAGGGATTGATTTATATTCCTCAAAAAAAGCATTTAAGCATTCATATAGTTTATCAACTGCTTCAAAATATCCATCGGATTTAGCTAAATCTAATCCAATGTAAACAATACTTTCACTATATGTTTTAGTATGTTTTTTACTTACTACATCAGTAATTGCTTCTTTTATTTTTTCAAGTAATGAATTAAGTTTTTTATTAGAAATAAACATTGAAGGTGTACAAATTTTTTCTTCATAGCTTTCTATAAAATCTAATGTAAAATGCTTATCTTTTTTTCTCTTATATTCATTATAAAACCACTTTGAAAATTCATGGATTATTTGTATATTACTATTATCAATAACAGTTAAGCTTTGGTCTTGATAAAAATTAATATTATCTGCATGTTCAATATTACTTTTTTTAACATAAGCATTATTCACATTATCTGCATGTTTAATTTCTTGTTTATTAACAAATATATTAATTGTAAATGTCGCGGATATATCAATAGTTAATGCTATGCTCAATACTTTATTCAATATATTGTTTTCTAAAAAAGAAAAGCATATCAATAAAACAGCTAATATTAATCCAATACTCAAAGGTACATATATTATTTTCTTCTTTTTCATGGTATATTTTCACCAACCTTTATTGATGAAATTATACCATGAAATCTACTTTTTTACTACATTACCATCGGAGTCAAATTTATAATCTTTCTTATCAGTAAAGCGTTCATGTTCCTTGTTATGACATTCTTTACAAAGCAATAATAGATTATCTTGATTAATACTAATTTCAGGATTATCTACATTTTCAGGAGTTAAGTGAATGATGTGGTGCACTTCAGTACCAACATCACCACACCTTTCACATCTTCCTGCTACTGAAGCTATCTTCATAGCTCTAGCAATTTTCCACTTATCATTTTTATAGAATCTTCTAATCTTTTCATATTCGCTTGGCATATTTTTGTTTGAAATAGGCTTTTAAAATGTAAGCCTTATTTGTCCTTTCCCAAGGAACACGAATATCACTTCTACCTACATGACCATACTCCGCTAAACTTCTAAAAGATACATTAGGATTAATAATTTCAGTTTTCATTGCTTTTGGTGAAAAATTAAAGAATTTAAGAACGGCATCTTTAATTTGCTCATTACTATATTTGCTTGTTCCAAAAGTATCAATATTAACTGCTACTGGTTTATCAATTCCAATAGCATATGCTACTTGAACTTCACATTTGTTAGCAAGTCCAGCTGCTACAATATTTTTGGCAACATATCTAGCATAATAAGCACCAAGCCTATCAACCTTTGTAGCGTCTTTTCCACTGAATGCTCCACCACCATGGCGACCAATTCCACCATATGTATCGCAAATAATCTTACGACCAGTTAAGCCTGAATCAGCATAAGCTCCACCTTCTACAAATTCTCCTGTTGGATTTATTAAAATTTTAGTATTAGAATCAATTAAATAATTAGGAATTACTTTTAAAATACATTCTTCAATAATAAATCTTGTATAAACACTTCTTTCAACACCTTTGGCTGTTTGTTGAGATACAACAATAGTATCAATTCTTTTTGGCTTATCATTTTCATCATACTCAACTGATACTTGGCATTTACCATCTGCACCAAACACTTCACGAATTTGCTTAGTCATTGAATCCATACAAATAGCAATTTTTCTAGCAAGTACAATTGGAAGAGGCATTAGTTCTTTACATTCATTTACGGCATAACCATACATGATGCCTTGATCTCCTGCTCCATCTTTATCAACACCTAAAGCAATATCAGGACTTTGCTTTGACACTTCAACAACAATATCAAAGTCCTCTAAATCCTCGTATCCAAGACTTTTTAAAACATCATAAACAACTTCCTCATAATTTACATTAGCTTTAGTAGTAACTTCTCCAACTACTACAACTAAATGATTTTTTATTAATGTTTCAATTGCAACTCTTGAATTAATATCTTCTTTTAAGCATGCATCTAAAATGCCATCACTAATCTGATCACATATCTTATCAGGATGACCTCTAAATACTGCTTCACTAGTTAAAATTTTCATTTTATTCTTCTCCTCCATCAGCTAGTTTTTCCAGGTCTAACTCACCTGGAATTAAAATTTCTTCAGTTTCAAAATTATAAAGTTCACTTGCATCATACCTTTTACCATCACGAAGGCATGAAACATTTAAACATCCACCTTTTGCTTTAACAAAACGTCTAACAATTGCGGATGCATATTTTTCATCAAGTTCCATACTAAAACAAGTTCTATCAGTTTCCTCAGATGCCATAAGTGTTGTACCACTTCCACCAAATAAATCTATAATTAAATCCTTTGGTCTTGATGAATTCTTAATCAAATATGAAATAAGTGGTATTGGCTTTTGTGTTGGATGAAGTTCATTTTTCTTTGGCTTATCAAATGTTAAAACGCATTTTTGTTTTCTATCACTATACCAATTATGACTAGCTCCTTCTTTCCAACCATAAAAGCATGGCTCGAAGTCCCATTGATAATCTTGTCTACCTAAAGTAAATTGACCATTCTTACTCCAAATTAATTCTTGCCTTGGACTTAATCCGTTATCATTTAAAGCATTTTCAAAGTTGATATGTTCACGTGTTGCAAAGAACTCATAAAAACAAGCACCAGGTTTTAAGCATTTATTTATATTTGCAAAAGCCTTGGATAAGAAATTATAAAAATCTTCTTTGCTCATATTATCATTTTGAATCTTCATTCCACTTCCACCTTCATAGTCAACATTATAAGGTGCGTCAGTTACACAAAGGTCTGCATACTTTCCATCCATTAATTTATCTACATCATCAGTAGTTGTGTCACCACACATTAGTCGATGCCTTCCAAGTAACCAAATATCTCCTTTTTTAACAAATAACTCCTTATCAAGTTCAGTATCGGCATCAAATTCATCATCCTCAGGAAGTTCTTTCATTTGGTCTAATAAATCTTCAAAACCAAAATCAGACATATCAAGTTCAATCTCACCTAATTCAAGTTTTAATTTATCTAAATCCCATGTTGATAATTCATTAGTTTTATTATCAGTTACTCTAAATGCTCTTATTTGGTCCTCAGTTAAATCATCAGCTTTAATGCATGGTACTTCAGTAAGTCCTAATTTTATAGCTGCAAGTCTCCTTGTATGTCCACACACAATCACATTATTTTTATCAATAATAATTGGATTTTTAAAACCAAATTCAACTATCGATTTAGCTACAGCATCTATAGCTCCATCGTTAATTCTCGGATTATTTTCATATGGCTTAATCTCCATTATCTTCATTTGAATCACTTGTAGTTGGCTCATTTAACCATTCCTCCTTTTGTTGATTTAATCTTTTTTCCATAAGTCTTAATTCATCATACTTATCACTATATTCATTACCAAAGTGCTTAGTTAAAAGATAAATGATAGCTTTATAATTAGGTCCTACCATTTTCTTTACCCTATTTACTTTTCTTTTTTGTTCTCCATTTTTACCTCCATCAGTGATATCCTGGGTTTCAGTAATTTCCTCATAACCTAAAGCTAATTTAAGCATTGAGTTCATCAATTCTTTCTTTAGGTCTAGTTTTGGAAGTAAAAATGCTTCATTGAAATCTGGATATTGTTTTCTCAAAGAAATAATTGTCTTAGGAGTAACCTTTAAGGCTTCTGCTATTTCATTCTTTGTAGCTAGATGTTTTATACTTTCTTTTACGAATTTAATTACATCATCAAGTTCTCCTCTTTCTTTCCACATTTCATAAGTATCTAATTTTTTCATATCATCATCTCTTCACTTCCTCGTATATTTTTAAATATTGCTTCTAAACAATTAACAATAATGGAATTACCTGCCATTTTATAAAGTTGTGTTTCTGATACATTAGCTTTAAATGCTTTATCAATATCATCATCAGTCCATCCCATAAGTCTCCAACATTCTCTTGGTGTAAGTCTTCTTATAGAAATAAAATCAGTTGGATCATCAACTACAACTGCAATATCTTTATTAGATGTTTTTAAGGTCTGTATGCTTTCTCTTTGTACCACTCCACGTTTTGAATCAGCTCGATTAGTATAAATACCATCACCAACATGGGCTATGGCATAACCTTGCTTGGTATTTTGTGGAACTATAACAACATTATCTTTTTGAACTGTTGTTAAAGTGTTTGTGTTTCCATCCTTTTTAAGTTCTAATTGTTGTCTATAAGTACCATCTTCATTAGCTCTTCCTCTTATTGCAGCAGGTATTGGCTCAATAATAAATGTATCAGTAGCTCTTGAACCAGGAGCTGTTGTAATAGTCCAAGCATATTCATCCTTTTTTCCTCTAGGTCTAAATCTCAAACCTCTTATTAAACCATTACGATTTTTCATTGATGAAAAGCAAGTTATAAGTTTTTCACTTAAGAAATACTTATCTGCTACATTTGACTCAAGTAAATCACCGAGTTTTGTAGTAAGTGGAATATCATTTGGAAATACATAATCTTCATCACAAGTACGAATTGAGAGCAAAAAAATACGTTCCCTATTTTGAGGAACGTTATAGTTTTTGCCATTCAATACTTTATAGAAATTTTTATAACCTAATGATTCGAGATATCGACACCACTCATCAAAGTATGGTTTAAATTTTTTAGATATAAGATTTTTAACATTTTCAAGCAGTAAATATTTAGGCAGTTCATCATTCGCTTTAGATACTTCAAGTAATCTTTGAACTTCCCATAGTAAACTACTATGTGTACCACTACCTTTTTCTAATCCTTTCATTCTTCCACTTAAAGAAATGTCAGTACATGGAAAGGAATATGTCCACATATCGGCTTTAGGTAATTTTTCAATTTTGGAAATATCTCCTAGATTAGGTGTATTGCCATAAAGTGTTTCATATACTTTTAAAGCATATTTATCAATTTCACTAATTGCTACAACTTCATGTTCAATGCCAGCCCTTTCTAGTCCTTTTCTTTGTGCTCCTATACCTGCAAAAAGTTCAATAACTTTTAACATGGATATAATTCCTCCAATCTTTCAAAGGCATAATAAAAGCCCATGAACTACAAAGCTCATGAGCTAATAATTGCTTTATCTATTTTTCTACACTAACATTTTACCATATAGTTAACTGTCTTGTCACTGTCATTCAACTGTCAAGCTACTGTCATTTTTTCAACTTCAAACAATTTTGTTAATGCTCTTCTATGAAGTCTATACATCGTGCTTTCAGAAATACATAACTCATCCTGGATATCAGGCCAATCAAGCCATTTAAGATATCTTAACGTTATTATTTGAATTTCATCAATCTTTTCAAATGAAACTATATATTCACTCAACTTATTTTCCAATATTTTATACTGATCCTCTAAATTTTTAAGTTTAGCTTCACATTCCATTCTCTTATAAATCCATTTAACAAAAGGTGCTTCAAGATTTCTTGTATGGTCAACTACTTCATTATCAAATGATTGACCGCCAATAGAAATGGACATTCTATCACAATAATCAATCATCTCTTTGCAATTAGTAATTTTCTCTCTTAAATTTAAAAGTTCTTTTATAATTTTAGGCTTTTCCATCTTTAGCACCTCCTATTCTTGCTTTTACTGCTTTAATTAGTGATGATTGTGTTTCATCTTTATCTTTTAAAGCTCTTAAAATATCTTCATCAATTGTTCCATCAGTAATAATGTGCTGTACAACTACTGTATTTGATATTTGACCTTGTCTATATATTCTTCCAATCACTTGCTCATAAAGTTCTAAACTCCAAGTAAGTGAAAAAAATACAATTGTTGAACCACCTTGTTGTAAATTGATTCCATGACCTGCTGAGGCTGGATGAATTAAACCAACTTGAATTTTACCTTTATTCCATTCTTCGATACTTTCAGGTGTATCTATTTTGGAATATGAAGTGCCTATATCATTTAATCTTTTAACTATTCTTTCAAGGTCATGTTTAAACCAATATACTAATAAAAAATTCTTACCATTCATCTGCTCAACAATATCTTCTAAAGCATCAAGTTTTCTATCATGAATATTTTGAATTATCTTTTTATCAGTATAAATAGCTCCATTAGCCATTTGGCATAACTTATTAGATAGGACTGCAGCATTGACAGCTGTAATATCATCCTCATCAAGATTTACAACTAAATCATGCTTAAGAAGTTCATATTGTGCTTTTTCAGTATCGAAATAAGCTCAGGCATTTTTAAATGGTCTTTTGCCTTCATTGAAATTGTTATATCAGATATCTTTTCATATATTGCTTCTTCAGCAAATGGTAATAGCTTATAGGAATAAAATATTACACCATTTCTTTTATCAGGCATAAAATATCTATTTCTATACTCCGTAATGAATCTACCTAATCTTTTACCTCCATCAAGGATTCTATATTGACTCCACAAATCCATTAATCCATTTGATGTTGGAGTTGCAGTAAGTCCTACGATTCTATCAATTTTAGAACGAACTTGAAGTAAGGCTTTGCATCTTTTAGATTTACCATTTTTAAATGATGACATTTCATCAATAACAACCATTTGATAATTAAAAGGAATCCCTGATGATTCTATTAACCATTGGACATTCTCCCTATTAATAACATAAATATCAGCTTTAGCTCTTAATGCTCTTAAACGTTCCATTTCACTTCCAACTGCAACTGATATTCTAATGTCATTTAAATGTTCCCATTTCTTACATTCTTGTACCCAAGTATTTGCTACTCTAATCGGACATATAACTAAAACTTTACTTACCTCAAATGAATCAAACATCAAATCATTAATTGCAGTAAGTGTAATTGACGTTTTACCCAAGCCACAAGATAGTAGCAATGCAGCTATAGGATTATTTTCTATAAAATCAATTGAATATTTTTGATAATCATGTGGATTGTATTTCATCAAGTATCCCTCCAATTTGATTCTCATCATCAAGGACAAACACCTTGAATCCAAGATTTTTAATTTCATTCATAATTTTTATTTGAAGAGGTCTTGGCTTTTTACCTTTTGCCTTAACCTCAACAAATGCTACTTTTCCAAAAGCAATAAGCACTAATCTATCAGGTACTCCGCTACATCCAGGACTTACAAATTTAAGACATAAACCACCTAATGATTTAACTTTTTTCACTAATTTTTGCTCTAAAATTTTCTCATCTGCCATATTTTTTCTAATCTTTTTTTGTTTTGTAACCATGTAACCAATGTAACTAAATTTCCCTATATATTTATTCCCTATATGCGTGTATACATAGGTATGTTTTTTTATAGGTATTTACGAATTAATTAATATAGAAATTTTAGTTACGTTACAGGCTTTGGTTACAAAATTTATGCCCTTTCATAGTATTTTTGTGGTCCATAAATAGGTAATCTTTTAGTTTTATTGACCTTCTTCCACCCTGGAATTTGCATCATAATAGCTGCAATTGAGAAACTATCACTTCTTGTAATTCTAGTAGGATCACATCCAAAACACTCACTGAATATTTCAATGCAGGATACATTTGTCCTCTTGATAGTACCCTTAAGACTTAATGCATCACCATCAAGGAAATTTCTTCTTTCATAAAGTGTCATATTATTCCAATTTTCTGGTAGTAGCTTATCTAAATAATCAAGTACCATTCCTAATCGATTATCTTGTTCCATTGCTTCCATTTGATGCTTTTCAGCTGCAACTGCAATATCTCCTTCAAGGTATAATTTCTCACCTTGCTTATAGTAGTACATTGCTTCAGCCCAAAATTGATCCTTAAAATCTTTATCAAACGACCATCTTCTTTTCTTTTCAGTTTGTTTTAATTTGATAATCCAAAATCTACGGTTACCTGTAATATCACGTAGATATCCATTTTCACCATTAATAGTGGCAATAACAACACACTGCCTTGGATGGCTTTCAACTACACGACCATAAGAAGGTCTATAATTATCGCATTGTGTGGTAACAAAAGCTTTGACCTTTTCAATGTCTGCTTTTTTCATACCAGCTAACTCGCCAATTTCAACACACCAAAAACCTTGTAGCTTTTCTGCTCCAGTCTTGTCGCTCATATCAGTAAGTGATAAAGCATCGGAGTAATATTCCTCTCCTATTAAATCACGCACGATAGTACTTTTACCTATTCCTTGTGCTCCATCAAGTACAGGAACTGCATCAAACTTAATACCTGGTTCTAATACTCTAGCTACCATAGCAACAAAGGATTTTCTTGTAACAGTCCTTATGTAATCACTATCTTCGGCTTGCATATATTTAATAAATAAATCGTCTATTCTCTTCATTCCATCCCATCTTGGAAGTGTATTTAAGTAATCTCTTACCGGATGAAAATGTCTATCAGTCACTACCTTATCAAAAGCTATTTCATGGTTTCTATTTGTAAACTCACCATATCTTTTATCTAATAAGCATTTAAGCTGTGAGGTATCAAGGTCAGTCCAAAAGCTACTCGTAGTGCCTCTTTTCCAAGGAACTTGTCCTACTATTTCAACCATTCTAGCCATTTCGTTATAAGCAAAATTAGCAAAGTCTTTATCGTTTTGTAATATCAATACCAGGTTTTCAGATAAATTTTCAACCTCGCCATTTTCCTTAAATTTCAATTTTCCTTTCCACTTATTGTCCTTTGGAGCATCTTGCTCACTACTTAAGATTTCATCATCATTAAATTCATCTTTTGCCATTTGCTCTTTTTCTTCAGTAAGCATTATCCTTACATTTTCATCTTCTAAAGCAAATTTACACATCTCTTTAAATTGCATTTTCTCACTTAAATCTTTAAATTTATGTGCCATTACAATTTCAAAAGCATTCATTAACTTTCCACTTGCAGGGTCAGTTGCATGGTGTGAATAAATAAATTTATCATCATAAACAATTACACCTGCACTTGAGTCAGCTGGAATATAATCATATCTGTCTTCATAAGAAGTTGGTTCATAAACATCACTTAAGTATTTTTCAATTACTGCAGATATTGAGTAGCATCTACAAAATGCACCTACTACACCATCAAGACCAAGTGGATCTTGTTTCTTATTTGATGTTACATCCTTTACAACTTCCAATTCAGATTTATGTTTAGGCCAAGTAGATACATCGTGCCAATCATCATAGCGGCTAAGTATTTCATCAGGATTTAAAATCTCTCCATCATTTACCTCAAACACATATACACCATTAATAGATGTTGATGGCCAATACATCATTCGATTAACTTCAAATGTAGATTTATCCATCATATCCATTCCTAAGTCTTTTGCTATCATACGTGAGACTGCACCATATTCTTCAGGACTAATATCACGTGATAATGGAATAATAAAACGAAGCCTTGGTGATTCAGGCTTATGTTTATGAGTTGAATATATAAGCCATTTATATTTAGGCAATTTATCTTTGTTAGCTAAGAAATCATTTGTACCATCATCCATATCAAGTGTAATCATTGACCTTGAGAGTACATTTTCTTTTTTTCTTCTCTCACCACTTATATGCCCAGCTACAAACCCACCAATATCTTTAATTTTATCTTTGCTACCCTTAGGTAATTTTGCATATTCTTCTACTGTTTCAGATGTCCTAACAGTATTTTTTAATCTTTCAATGAAATCACTCCATTTAACATAGGAGTTCTTCCATTTTACTGAGTTACGACTTGAGCCATAACATATTTTATAATCATTCATGTTATGCTACCTTCTTCCTTTTTTTCTGTTATAAAAATCATATAAATGACCTCCTACAACATAAAAAGGAAGTTGAGGTATTCAAATTGGAACCTTAACTTCCTAAGTTTTTAATCTTTTTTATAATACATACATTCATAACCATCAGCTCTAAGTGGCAAATCACTACACCATTTAGGACTTTTTCCCATCTCATTACAAATAAATTCAATGGAAGTATCCATAGGACATTCAATTACAAGTTCATCGTGTATATGCATTACAATGTCATAATTCTTTAAATTAGTCATACTATTAGCAAGTACATCTCTTGCGAATGCCTGAACTGCATTCTCGGTTAGTTTACCTGAGAAGGTATCCGTTCTTACCCAATGGTGTGTTGCATCAAGAGATTCATAAGTTATTTTATTTCTTCCATAATCATCAGTGCTTACTTTAGGTCTTACATAGCACATATCTCTTCCACTAGGTAACCTTAAAAATAATAAACCACTCTTATATGTGTATTTTAAACCATGCGTTTCAGCTGATGTTTTATTCTTTATAGCTATTACTGCAGCTTTCTCCAAATCATACCATAGTTTAACAATATGAGGATTAGCTGTTCTCCAAGATTTTACTAGTGGTTCTAATTCTTCCTCTTTCATAAAGTCTAAAGCACCCATTGCTTTTAAAGCTCCAACTGACCCTCCATAACCGCAAGATAAAACAGCCTGCTTACCACGTTGCCTTGCATCAGGGTCAGTCTTTTTAGTAATTACACGACCCATCATTTTACTAGCTACTGAGGAGTAAATATCTTCATTATTTCTAAAAGCATCAAGTACCCATTCTTCTTTGGCTATATATGCAACAACACGGCATTCAATTGCAGAGTAATCTGCTACAATAAATTTACATCCTTTTTTAGGTATAATTGCAGTTCTAATAAGCATAGCAAGTAACTCAGGTATATCATCATAAAGCATTTCTAAGGCTTCAACATTTCTTTCTTTTACAAGAACTCTAGCTCCATCTAAGTCAGCAATATGATTTTGCCTCATATTTTGAAATTGAATTAATCTTCCACTCCAACGAAGTGTATGCCCACCAGCAAATTGGAAACAACCTCTAGCTCTTTCATCAGAACATTGAGCATTAATCATTGCTTGATATTTTTTAATTGATGTTTTACTTGTCATAAGTCTAAGCCTTAATACTTTTTTGATTAAAGGATTATTAGATTCATCAATTAACTTTGCTACATCTTTTTTACCAAGGCTATCAATGGCAAGTCCATTCTCTAGAAGCCAACCTTTAAGCTGTAATACTGAGCCTGGATTTTCTAATTTAGTAATATCTTTTAGTTTTGTTTGAAGTTCATTACTTACAATCTCATCAATTGCTATCGCACTCTTAACAAATTCAGTATCAATTAAAACACCTCTATCATTTATCCTTTGGTCTTGAAACCACTCTTTCCATAAAAAGTCAGGCATAGGAAAGGCTTTTATTCGGCTTAATATTTCTATTTCGGCTAACACATCGTATTTGTTATAAAGAGCGAACGTGGCCCATTTTTCGGGGCTATCTTGGGATTTGTTGCGAGTACGCATACCATTTGATTTTGTAGGCTTACAAGGAAGGCAAAAATATCTAATAAGTTCTTTTCCTTCTTTCATTTTAGCATTCTTCAAATTTAATACTGTACTTAACATATCAAGTGATAATGGTAATCCTAAATATGCACTAGCTACCATTGAGCACCTCCATTGTTCTGGTGGTAAATATGTGCCAACAGGCATTCCAAGATATGATGACAAACACACTCTTTCAAACAAGGCATTATGGGCTATTTTAATAACATCAGGACTCGTAATTGCTTCAAGTACATCATTTGGTAACTTTTCTCCTTGAGCTAAATCAATAACGTGTACTTCACCTCCATCAAAGGAATAACCAAGTAATAGGATTTCAAAAGATGGATCAGCTGCATAAGGATATACACCACATTCCTTTAAATCTCTTTCACAATACGTTTCAATATCCAAGAACATATATTTCATTTTTTGCATCTCCTTCATTATAAAAAGGAAGTTAAGATACTTATTTTGGAACCTAAAGCAAAAAAAGATGATTGCAATTAAGCAACCACCTTAAGTTTTATTTATTCTAGGAAATCATCATCGGCATCATCTTCATCCTTGAAATCAGATTCAGCTGATGCACGACCACCAAGTCTTTCTCCATCTGCAATTTTTTGAACATTATTAAGTCCACAAGCAATACCTTTTGACATACCGGTATTGTAGCAATAGAAATTAATACTTGCTCTTCCATACATACCTGAATAGATTTCTTCTTCAGGATTTAAAATAGGATTACAAGCAGCATCTACAATACCAGGCTTAGTTTTAGATTTTGCATTGATGAAGTAACTATTTTTATATGCTTCATCTCCTGCTTTATCAATATCGCCATCTCTTAATACTAGTCTTAGGGATGCAAATGGTGGTACAACCTTACCATTTCCTTTTAGTTTATTAGCTCCTTCTTCATAAGCAGCTTGAATGGCAACCTTAACCTTATCTAAGGTATATGTATCATCCTTACTGATAATAAGAGATACACTATAGACAGGTTCAGCACCCTCAACAGGACTCTTTGGTACTAATAAATTTGCGTAAGAAAATCTTACTTTCTTTGATGTTACTACTTTTGTTGCGTTTTTCATAATTTTATATTCTCCTTTATTCTTTCACATTTTTAAAATCATCAACTGCTAGATTCATTTCAGGACGTTTGTCCTCAATACTTACAAGGGTAGGCTTTCCTTGAGGTTTATAAATATATTTATCTAATAACTCTACAAATTTTGCCTTTCCTAGTAATTTAGTCATATCAGTAATACTTAATAACTTTTTATCATAAGGATCATAACCTGCATCGGATACAACCTTTGCAACTTCTTCCTCAGATTTAAACTTACGATTACTTCTACCTTCAACCAATTTGTACTTAGACCACTTCTTACCTTTTAGAGCTTCATTTAAAGCATATTCTTTTATTGAATTACCCCATTCTACTAAATTGTCAATTTTACCGATGATATCTTCAATTTCATCATCATCAAGCAAATCAGCAGGTTTAAACTCATATGAAGCAAGTTGTAAATTAGCTAAGGCTCTAGCTGTGCACTTAATCTTACATTTACAAAATCTACAATGGTCTCCTGGTACAAACTCACCTTTTCCTTCATAGGCTAATTTAGCTCTTGGAACAAGTACATTATTAGCCCATTCTATGAGCTTGTCTTTTTCCATTTCATAAGTACTAATATTAGCAATACGAGGTTGAAAGATTGTCATGGATACTGTGTTAATGTTATATAAACAATCAAGCAAATTTAATGCTCCTAATGCATATAACTTCATTTGAGGATTTTCATAGCTATCCACTTTTACTCCTGAGCCGTTTTTGTAATCAATTATATGGATTATACCATCGGCTACAATAACACAGTCTCCTGTTCCATATCCTTCAGGAACATAATTTGAGAAATCAAGTCTTTGTTCAACCAATACCACAGGGTCTTTACAAGTCTTTTTGATTTCTCCTAAAATATCTAAGATGTATTCAACATAAGCATCGCTTGAGTCTTCCATCTCTTGTGTGATTTCAAAATCTTGAGGTAATTTTTCATCACAAGGTAAACCTAATGCTTTACATAGTTTAATTTCACACATCAAGTGAACCATTGAGCCTTCTAAAGCATAACTACTAGTTACATCTTCGAAGTTCTCAGATAATCTAGCTGATGGTGTACATTCAAGTCACCTATGAGATCCAGAAGCGGATAATATTGCATGGGAATTTGCAGCCATTACAATTCCTCCGCTTCTTTTAATAAAGTCTCATATTCACTAGGATTAACTTCTGATAACTTATTAGCATTATGCTTTTTAAGCAAAGCCTTAACATCAGCAGTCTTTCCATCTCTAGATTTTTCTGTTAATAGTTTTCTAACATCTTCTAAAGTAATAGTAGGTGTAACTTCTACCTTAGGTTCTTCTACCTTTGCCGTTTTAGTTTCCTTAATCATTTCACGAGCTTCAGTAGCTTCTTTAATGATATTAGCTAATACTGCATCTAACTTTTTTAAATCTTTAATCATGTTTATCTGTCCTTTCTTGAAGGCTCGTACTTTTCAAAACGACAATCTTAGCAAATAAAGAAATTAGATATAACAGCTCCTCAATAGCCTCTATCTTTTGTGGTTCATTTTTACTTACTTTTTCCATATTGCATCCGCCTTTCTGTAGGTTCGAACCTTACACCTTTAAAAGGAAGTTGGAATATGCAATTTGGAACCTTTGTTTAAAAATTTATTTTAAGATGTACTTAATTAAATAATCTCTTTCTTCATCAGTAGCATTTTGACCTACCTTTTTTAAGACATTATTAATTGTCTTTTCGATAGCTTTATGACTTACACCATAAATGTCCCCTACTGCTTGAAGAGATAATCCATCTTTATATCTATAGCGAACCTTATTGTATTGCTCATCAGTTGATACCTTACGAATAAGTGTCCATAATAGTTCTTTTGCTTCTTCAATTAAAGTAATTTCAAGTGGTGTATCATCAATATCAGTAGGTTCAAAATTATGATCTTCACGAAGAGAATCTAATGATACTAATGTTCCATTCTTACACTTGTTGCATAAACTACAATCGTTCATACAACGTTTATAACCACCTTTGCCATTAGGAATTAAACAACGCTTAGCTAGTTCTTCTCTTTTCCATTCAGCCCAGATTGGTCTTTTGTATAAAATATAATCATGACGGTCAACATAAATTTTTTTAATTACATTACCTTCATCATCTTTAAATTCAATATAATAATTTCTTTCAGCGGTTTTTTTACTTAACTCCGCTTCACTTAAGTCTTTAGTATGAAACTCCTCATCATTGCTTAATGTATTAGCTTCATTCTCATATTTCTTTATTTCATCTGTATAATCTTTATTAGACATTATGTAGCTCCTTCAATTTGAAGGCAGCTGCCATAATTCATGCTTAATACTTAGTTGTAAATACTGAACTATGGCAGTGCCAAAATTCAGCTACACTTCATCCACCTAAGTGAAAGCTTTATAAATTACCAATAAGATATGGATGGACAACTAAAAGAGTCTAGAATTTTTAGTTGTTTCTTATTGGTATAAAATCAATTAATCCTCAACATCGAATGATTCATCACCACTGTGAGTTTCATCATAATGGGCATCTCTTAAGAGTTCCTCATCACGATAATTATTCCAATCTTCCTCTTCAGTAGCGAAAGATGGTTTATTTTTCTTATCAATAAACAT